TATATTCTATGGAACATTTTATTCTTAAGCCATATTGTGCCGGCACAGAGGTGTCGGCACAGAGGTCGGGGGTAATACTATATCCCCTCCCTCTTTGACCCCATGTGACCTTCGGTCACGCTACCCTTACAGGGTAGGGGGGCGCGCAAACGAATGTCACGCACGGCGTATTGACGCCTTCAACCAGAGCTCCGCTCTGGACAGGGATACCCTTTAGTTATCTACATATGTTAATCTACAGGTCGCAGAAAATTGTACTTTATCGTTGAGTGTAGAATCTGGTTGCGATGAACCAGAAGGCACTGATGAGCCTAATGAATCGGTTATTATGAATATATACGGAACCATCCTTGATATTTCGTCGGTGTTACCTGTTGACGATAGACTGTTATTCCATTCAATGGGTACATTAATCTTTTTATTGACTTCGCAATAGTAATGCTTTGTTTGTGGGGCTTTACCCAGTGTTGTGAGCGTATTAACGCCACCCGGTGTTGATGCTAAACCTGATGCGGTTTGATTCAACGGGATGAGGTCACTCATTGTGAGCTTTTTCTTGTAAGTCGCAATCCACGAGTCATATTTAACCTTATTAAAATAAGCAAGGGGACTAAACTGGTTGTTCTGGTCTTTATTGAGGATAAATTCTGCGAAATTACTTTCAAAATCGGATTGGAATTCTCCATTTTTTAACCATATCATGTACAGGACACATGTACAGTTGCTTTGCTTGTCCCCATAATTGAGGTATGTGAATCTACCTTTCATACTGAAGTGGGTAGCGCGTACCTTAGCGCCTGTGCGCTCTCCTACGGATGCTGTTCCTTGAACATCAGGCGTATTAATACGGGTAAGCGTAGGAACGGTAACCGTGGGGTTTACTTGGATGTCGGTTGTTGCGAACTTTCTCTCTGTGTTGAGAGCTCGACGGAGGTAAGCAACATCGCGGGCGAGTTTGCTATACTTGAACGACTTTTTTCCTTTTTTGCCTTTACGAATATAGCGCTTGCGCAGGCCTTTCTTTATTGGGTTATAAGCCATGGGTATATCTTATGTAGATGTTTTTATATTACTTCGTCATCATCAATTTGACATTCGGGGGTATCCCCTAAATGAATACATTCATCAATACGACGGGTTAGTTGATAGAGGTCTTCTCTGGTATTCCAGAGTTGCTCATGGGGGAAGATTGAGGTTATTACGATCTTTTTCGCGACAAATTGTCGGCTACCACCTTTGCATTCTACCCTGAATGCGTAGCGGTCTATTAGTTGTAGGAATTCGGCGTACTTCATGAAATCCTTACGGATGTCATCTATTATTACATTTTCGTGGGCATCATAGCCCTCAAACCATTTGCCTGTTTTCATACAGGTGTATGGATTGTCACCCGCTATTTCATATGCGAGTTTTGATTTTCCTATTCCACTTTTTCCGGATATCCACGTGACGTGGGGTTTAAAATTGCGGGGAGCTTCGTGGTACTTGAGCCAGAGCTCGGCGATTCTAACACCTTGGACAGATGTAGCGACGCTAACCACTTCCCGCATAGAACTTGTATCCTGTACAATGTCTCTACAGGTGTCAATGTCGGTACGACGTCCCGGTCTGGGCGGGTCTCCATCTTCAAACAGAAGAATTTCTTTACTACAATATTTTTTATTTTGTTCAGCAGAACCATTGGCTGCTTCAATGTGAGCCGTTGGGAACGAACTTTTGATAGCGTTGAACGAACGAGCGTTAGCGTACGATATATACACTTGTAAGTGAGGCGTACCAGTCGTAGGACAGGTTTCATCTCCTATTAATAGATACTTATATTTTTCAGACTTTAAGTCTTGTAATTGTACAGGTGTCCAATTATTGATTGTCAAACAATAGGTTCTATGTTTGTCAGCTTTAGTCATGTATATTCTATGGAACATTTTATTCTTAAGCCATATTGTGCCGGCACAGAGGTGTCGGCACAGAGGTCGGGGGTAATACTATATCCCCTCCCTCTTTGACCCCATGTGACCTTCGGTCACGCTA